AACGACCGCTATTCAGCTATCTTCATTGGAGATAACGCATTCGGTCACGCAATCTCACTCCCAGTCGAGCTCCGCGATGGCGGTATCTTGGACTTCGGTCGTGAGCACGCACTTGCTTGGTACTCAATCTTCGGTCTTGGTCTTATCACTGACCAGTCTGTAATCATTGCAGAAACCAACTAAGTTACAACTTAATAGCAAGGGCCCAGGGCAACCTGGGCCTTTTGCCTTTGTAGGGACTCTTTGAGGGCTAGGACTTATACTTAAAGCCTAGTCAACGGGAGATTGATTGAGAGCACTGCGTTTATTCGCAGCACTATTTGTAACACTACTCGCAGGTTTATACCCACTAATACTCGCCACACCAGCACACTCGGATAGTCCTGTCATTTTGTACAGCGACTATCAGCAAAAGGTTTCGTCCGCTCAGGCGGCGATAGCTGCTGACCAGACCGCCACACAGCTGGCTCAGCAGATACTTGACTCTGCTACAGCTGCAAAAGCTGTGGCAGACCAAGTCGTAACAACAGACTCTGCAGCACTTACCGCTGCACAAGCAGCGTATGACAATAGCTCAGTAACCGACGGCTCTACCGTTACTGCAGGTCTTATCGCACAGGTGTACAACGACTCACCTCAAGGCGGCTCACCAACAATTAGCCAATCCACTCTAGTAAAAACGTTGACTGTTTCTCAGATTAACTACAACTGGGGCCAAGGCGTCATATTAGGAACCAACCTATCTGACCGTGTAGGCGTTCAGTTCAGCGGCTACATAACCTCACCTACGACTACAAGCTACCGATTCTACGCCCCTGCTGATGACGGTGCCCGAGTATTTATTAACGGCGTAATGATTATTAACGACTGGTTTGATAAAGGTGGCGGCGGCTCTACCTCAGCGGCTATCCCATTTACAGCGGGAGTTCCCCAGCAAATCACTGTCTGGTATTACGAGAACGGCGGTGGAGCGGCAGTATCTTTGTACTGGAATAACGTCGTTGTCCCAGCCTCAGCCTTCTCTACTGGGGTAGTTCATATGGTTAAAGACGCCAGCTTACTTCCCGCTATTCAAACAGCTCAATCTAAATACAACGCTGATGTGGCAGCTGATGGCGTAGCTGCTCAAGCTGTTACTGACGCACAGGCTACTTTGTTATTAGACCAGTCCCAGCTTGCTGCAGACCAAGCAGTACTGGCAGCTATACCACCGCTAGTTATCAACACCCCTACAAATCTACAAGAGACCTCACAGGGCGGCTCAGTTACCTTAACGTGGGATGCGCCAACCTCAGGATTAATCCCAGAGCGGTATGCCATCTTCTGGACCAATGGAACTTCCGCTGGGTGGGGCGTGGCATCAACCACTAACTCTTTAACTTTAACGCCTGATATGTTTGCAAGCACAGGCGGCTGGAATAGCACTTATAGCTTTACTGTGCGCTCAGATAATGACACGGCGCAAATGTACTCTAATCAGTCAGCTTCTGTGACGGTGTATCTTGCGGACCCGAACCCACCAGTCGTCGTAGTGATTCCTCCATTGCCCGTCGTGACTCCTCCTGCCACGGAAGAGACGAGTACCGTTGTTGACTCTTCAACCGCTGTTCCAGCTCCCACTGTTTCGCCCAGCGATACTCCTGCACCGTCAGATACACAGACAGTAGAACAAACCCCAACGTCACCAACACCAGACCCAGTACCTCAGACACCTGACACCTCCACGGTAGTTTCTACGCCCGATACATCAACAGTTATTGTTGATACCTCCACAGTTATTACTGATACATCTTCCAGCGAAGTTGTTCAGCAGCCTGTCGTGACGCCTCCCGTACCAACTCCGACTCCTGCCCCCGCGCCAGAACCTCAGCCTGCGCCTGCTCCGCAGCCTGCGCCACAACCTGAACCCACTCCAACTCCTGAGCCTGCTCCTTCGCCAGAGCCTGTACCCGCTCCTGCGCCCAGTCCAGAGCCGACGCCAACTCCTGAACCCGTAGTTGAGCCATCTAGTCCTCCTGTAGTACCTGGCCTTGTTCCTAATAATCCTGACCAATTGTCCGATACTACACCAAAAGAAGCGCCAGCAGAAGTACTTGTGGCGCACGTACAAGTAGACCAAGTAGGTGTGGAGAACGGTGGTATTGCGTTCTACGGAACTAAATCCGCTCCACAAGTTGTAGGTGAAGACGGCAAGTTAACTCCACCTGCTCCGCCTCCTGGTTCTGGTCTCCCGATTCCTCCAGACGCCATCACGGTGGCTGCGACCTTTATCGGTCAGCCAGGAGGCACCACATTTAACTCACCTGACGTTGCTGTTCCAGTAGTGGCAAAGCCTGTAACAGGTGCCCTTGCCTCAGTACCTGGAGTAGAGGCATTAAACAAGTCCTTCGTAGCGGTTGAGAACATCGGAAATGACATGTCTCCAATTACCCGCAAGAAGGCAAAGAAGATTCTGGTCGCAACATTGATTGCTGGTCAGATTGCCCAACTGAGAAGGAGAAACTAATGAAGTTCATTAGAGAGCTCATCCAAGACCTAGCTAACCAGATTTGGACCTTCCTGGGTCTCTTCGTAGGTTGGCTGGTTCTGACTGGCTCGGCAAAAAAGGTAATCGGAGAGTCGATTTTATTCTCGACCTTCCTTTGGATTACATCGTTCAGAATAAGAAACCCTAAGGAGAAGAAGTAATGAAAGACAACATTAAGCTATTCTGGAACGTCCTTATGCGCATCGTCGCGGCGTTCACAGCAAGCGCACTGGGAGTTATCGGTGCTGGAGCAATCGCCCACATCTCTACTCTTAAAGCAATGACCGTAGCAGGCCTTACTGCCTGTGCAACTGTTGTAGAGAAGTTAGCTCGTGGCTTCATGGACGACGGCAAGCTATCACTTGATGAAATTAACGCAGCATTTGCTGCTGTTGACACCCAGGCTAAGACCGCAGCAGACCTTCAGGTAGAAGCTCGTCAGTCAGGCACAGACCTCACTGTCTCTGCCGTTGATGGCTCTGTTACACCCGCAGTTGCCCCTGCAGCACCTGTTGCCCCAGCTGTAGAATCAGCTCCAGAAGACGACCCACACTACAACTAAGGAATAACATGGCATTAGGAAATGTAGGAAACCCAGTACCACCAGTAACGGACGCCCAGCCAGGAACAGCAGCTCGTATGCTTGAAGTGGCTAAGTCACAGGTTGGTGTTATCGAGGGACCAAAAGATAACGAAACACTTTACGGCGCTTTTACCAAGGCTAACTTCCAAGCATGGTGCGGAAGTTTGATGATGTGGTGCGCTGATAAGGCAGGAGTAAAGCTTCCTAATACTGTCTACACCCCAGCGGGTGCAGCAGCGTTTAAGAAGATGGGCGCTTGGGCAGATGCGGCTAACGCACACCCACAGCCAGGAGACCTTGTCTACTTCTCCTTTATTCCAGCCGCTAAGCCAGATAGCCCAATTCAGCACGTTGGTATTGTGGTTAAGGACAACGGCGATGGAACCATCACTACTGTAGAGGGAAACACCACACCAGACTCAAAGCCAAAGGGCTCACCTAATAACGGTGGCGAGTGTGCTATGAATGTCCGCGGCTACAAAGTTGATAACAAGCGCCACTTGTGGGCATCTGTTGTTGGCTTCGGTCGCCCCTCATACACAGATGGGGTCCATGCTAGCCCAGCTACACCTGTAGTTAAGCAAGTTCCCCCATTCCCAGGTCAAGTAAAGCCTGGCGATACTGGAGATGCCGTAAAGCTTATCCAAGAAGCTTTGGACCTTGACGCTGATGGTCAATATGGCCCAGCTACCAAGAAGGCTATCTTGGCTATTCAAGACGCTCACCCTGGTCTTGATTCCAACGGAATTGTTGGTCCAAAGACCTGGCAGGAAATCTTTAATCACGCATAAGCGTTAAGTAAAGACTAGCGGCCTTATCCTTTACATAAGGGATAGGGCCGTTTCCTTATGCTAAACTTAGGCCTACGAGTCAATATATTGGAGGATTTACAGTGGCTACAAAACCAAAGCCGTCCGATGTCACAGGACGCACCCGCGCTGCCATGCAGGAGCAATATGCTGAAGAGCAAGCTCAACGTGCTGGCGAAATGTCTCTGGCTACAGCTAAAGCGGCTGAGAAGCTGGATGACGTCATCGATGCAACCGTACCTAATCGACCAACCATCATTGTGGATAATGCCACAACCGTTGGTAAGGAAAACGATGATATGGTCGAAATCCGCGTCATTGAGAATATTGAGAACATGACCCTTGGAGTTGGAAACAACTACAACTTTAAAGCTGGGCAGAAGTACCGCGTTACACGCGCTGTCGCTGACCACCTAAAGGAAAAGGGTTACCTAGCTGGCGTTATTTAATACTAGCTTTTGAACAGGGGCGTCCTTCGGGGCGCCCTTTGTTGTTTGCGCTGATTTTTTGGGCATTACCCGCCATCATTGTATGGATACCGAGCAGGGGTGGACGTGGCCGACTTAACAACTTTAGTCTCTAAGGTTCGACTTGAACTAGCAGACCAACCAAGACAATTTACCAAGACTTTCGTTGGCGACGGTTCAACTAAGGCTTTTACCCTTGGAGTTAAGCCTGTCGATATTAACACCCTGATGGTTACGGTAAACGGAACCGCTCAAGCTATCAACACAGGATATACAGTAGAAGTCACCTACGGCGTAGTTCATCTAGTAACCGCCCCAGCTGCAGGTCAAGCTGTCGTAGTCACTGGCAACGTTTTCCGATACTTTACAGACGACGACCTTACGGGCTTTGTTAATACCGCTGTGACCCAGCACACTTACAATAGAGTAGATGCTTACGGCAGTTTAATTACCATCGGAACCCTACCCCCAGTTGAAGACTACCCCCTAACTATCTTGGCTACGATTGAAGCCTTATGGGCTCTCGCCACAGACGCATCTTTTGATATCAATATCCAAGCCCCAGACGGCGTAAGCATTCCCCGCTCGGAGCGCTACCGCCAACTTATTAACACCATCCAAGCTCGTTGGGACCAATATCATCAGCTCTGCTCGGCTCTCAATATTGGTCTTTGGAAAATGGAGATTGGTACGCTCATACGTACATCTCGTACAACCAACAAGTACGTGCCAATCTACATGGGTCAGGAAGTGGACGACTCTCGTATGCCAGAGCGCGTCTACATCCAGAACAACCTCCTTGGACGCACCCCTACTCCAACAACCGCTCAGCTCTACGACATCATCCTTTATCAAGGCGACTCATGGTCTGCGGAGTTTGACTTCCCATTTGATGTGACGGGTCTTGTCTTTAAAGCACAAATACGAACCTACCCAAACTCTCCGTCACTGTATGGAACATTTACTATCAATGTCCTCTCTACATCGTCAGACCTAAGCCGAGTTCAGCTTGTTCTTACAAAGTCAGACACTGCTTACTTACCAGTCCGAGCATTCTGGGATTTGCAAGCTACGGCCCCTGGCGATGACAACTTTGAAGAAACGTATATTCGCGGACAGGTCTTTACTACCCAGGAGGTGACCCTTGACTAATCGCCTCAAGAATATAAATGTCATTCCCCCAGCCCCAATTATTGTAACTGTTACATCGGGACAAGCTGGTGGTCGCGGCGTTCAGGGAATTCAAGGAACAGGTATCCAAGGAACCCAAGGCCTTATTGGCCCTCAAGGACTCACTGGAGCTACAGGCTCTGCGGAATCCATATCTTACGTTTACACCCAGAACACCCCAAGCGATACGTGGGCCATTTCCCACAACTTAAACTTCTACCCTAACGTTACATTCCAGGACTCTGGAGGTACAATTGTAGAAGGCGAAATCAACTACACCACTCGGAATACTCTCACCGCTACATTCTCGGCAGCATTCTCAGGCAAGGCCTATCTAAGTTAATTATCTTAAGGAGATAATCGAGTGGCACGTAAATATTTAACCCCTATTGACCTTACAGGTCTCGAACTACAAAACTTCAAGGTTCAAAACCTTGCAACTGACCCTTCCGCATACGGAAAGGGCCACACCTACTACAACACCGCACATAACGAACTTCGTGTATATGACGGTTCAGCTTGGCAGCCAGTTGGTGGAGCAATTGCTTACGGCAATACAGCCTCTCGCCCAGCTGCAGGTAACGCAGGAAATGCGTATGCAGATACCCAGACACAGACCCTTTACATCGATAACGGAACCGCATGGGTTCAAATTGGTGTCAACTCTACTGACGTTTCAACAGCTATTTCTAACGCTGCAATCACTTCAACAGACCAGCTCTCTGAAGGTACGACCAACCTTTACTATACAGATTCGCGTGCACGCGGCGCCGTATCTGCATCTTCAAGCCAAGGTCTTTCTTACGATTCTGGTACTGGTGTATTTAGTGTTGATTACACAAGCCTTGAATCAAACCTTGTAACAGACGGCTTTGCTAAGACTTCAGATATCCCAACTGCTCAGTCTATTGCCAATGAGATTGCTGGCGACCTTGTCACAGGCTCTACATACCTCACCACAGGTACCAACGCAGGTAACACTTATGTTGACCTAAATCTTTCAACTCTTGAGTCACAACTTGTTAGCGACAGTTTTGCTAAGTTGTCTGACATCTCAGGTAACTACATCACTGCAGTTGATTCTAACGTCTTCAATGTTGACAGTGGAACTCTTCAACTAAACTCAGTTGTTGAGTTCACCAACGGTGAACTGCATCTACGCAAGACCGAATACTGGAACGATGGAACCCAGTATGGCATTATTACCAATAATAGCAACACCTTTAAGCAGGTAGCAACACAAGGTGATTTTGCTATTGAGTCAAACAATGGTTGGGTGTCACTTGCTGGTGATAGCGGAGTTGAATCACTATCTAACTTCCAAACAACTTCTGGAAACAACATTACATCAGGAAACAACCTGTATGTAAAGAACGGCATCTACGCTGGTGGAACTGATACAGAGACTGATGGTTATCTGTACATTCAGGATGCTTCAGGCAACAACCTCGTAAGCCTAAGCGGAACTGCTGGTGCAGGTGTTATCGAGACACATGGTACTGTCAACCTCTACCGTGCATACGGTGATGGTGGCACACAGTACGCAGCAATCAACAGCGATGCAGACAACAACCTCATCATCAACGCTTACGATAACAACCTCATTCTTCAGGCTGATTCTAGCCGTGCTTACATTGGCTCTGTTACTGACGGTAACAAGATTGCAACGATGTCAGACGTCAATGCTGCTGCACAAGGTCTTTATGTTCTTGGCTCAGTCCGCACTGCTACAGACTCAAACATTGACATTACTGCCAATGCTTCTGCCCCAATCAGTGGCGTTACGCTTGTAAACGGTGACCGTGTTCTGGTTAAGTCACAGTCAACTGCGACTGAAAACGGAATTTACATTTACAACTCTGGGTCTCAAACACTTGTTCCATCTGCAAACCCTGTAGATGCAGATATCAAGGAAGGTTCCTACACTCTCGTAGAAGAAGGAACCTACGCTGCTCAAGGTTGGATTGTCACAGCATTTACTGCTGGAGCATCTACTTGGACACAGTTCTCAGCCGCTGGTGAGTACACCGCAGGTTATGGAATTGATATCTCTGGTGGCTCTATCTCAGTCAAACTTGATTCAGACAGCCTTTCAGAGTCAGGTTCTGGCCTAAAGGTAAACATCAAGTCAAACGGTGGTTTGGATAACGATAGCGGTGTTTATGTAAAGACTGCTAACGGTGTAACCGTTGATGGTAGCGGCAACGTTACAATTGACACCGCAGTTGTTGTACGCAAGTACGCAGCTCTTGTTGGTGATGGTACAAACACCTCGTTTACCGTTACCCACAACCTTGGAACACGCGATGTAGTAGTGTCTGTCTATGACGCTGCAACATACGAAGAAGTGATGACTGATGTAACCCGCACTTCTACAAACGCCGTGTCTGTTGGATTTGCAGTAGCGCCAACAGCCGACGCCTACCGTGTGGTTGTCCACGCTTAATTAAATGAGCAAAAAGGCACTGGTACCCGTAAACGTACTAGCCAGTGGGAGTAATCCCATTGGCAAGTACGCGGGTGACCTGTACTTTAACTCAATCGAAAAGACAGTCTACGTCTTTGATGGTGTAAACTGGAGCCCTATATCGGGCGGAGCCATAGATGGCGGCTCCCCTGAATCAGTATTTGGCGGTACAAATTCCATTGATGGAGGAAATGCCTAAATGGCACAAAAGATTCAATTACGTCGCGGCATTTCCACCACATGGACCTCCGACAACCCAGAGCTAGCTCAAGGTGAAATCGGCTTTGAAACCGACACTGGAAAGTTTAAAATTGGTGATGGCATTCACCTATGGCGTGACCTTGACTACGCAACAGTAACCCCAAATGATATTGCCGATGAGGTCGCAAGTGCTATTTCAGCCGCGGCACTCCAATCAACTGATGACCTTCCCGAAGGCATACAGAACCTTTACTTCACAGTAGGGCGTGTGGCAGATGCCCTTAATAGTGGCACGCACACAAATATTTCTTTTACTTACAACTCTGGCTCAAAAACAATCGATGTTGACGTACCTACTGTACAAGGACTTAATGGACTTCAAGGTGCTGTTGGTCTTCAGGGAATCCTTGGAGCGCAGGGCTTAACTGGCTCACAAGGCGTTGTTGGTATTCAAGGTGCATCAGGTACGCAAGGAATTACTGGTGCGCAGGGCACTACTGGTACACAAGGTTTTGTTGGTACACAGGGCGCAAATGGAACGCAAGGTGCTCAAGGTACTCAAGGCACTCAGGGTCTGCAAGGTATCCAGGGCACAACAGGTATTCAAGGTAATTTTGGAACGCAGGGTACAGCAGGTGCACAAGGCACACAGGGCGTACAAGGTACACAGGGCGTTAGCGTTCAAGGTACTGCTGGTACCTCTGTAGTTATTCTTGGTTCGTACAGCACTCTTGCTGAATTAGAAGCGGCGCACCCAACAGGTAATAACGGCGATGGATATATCATCGACCCTTATCTCTATGTATGGGAAGGCGCATCGTGGGTTAACGTTGGCGTTATCCAAGGCCCACAAGGAACTCAAGGAACAACTGGTTCACAAGGCGTACAGGGTACAACAGGTATCCAAGGACAGGTTGGGTTGCAAGGTGTTCAGGGAATCACAGGTTCTCAAGGAACTACTGGGTCACAGGGAACTGTCGGAGCCCAAGGAGCAACAGGAACCCAAGGCACGCAAGGTGTGCAAGGTTTACAGGGTACTCAAGGTAATAACGGTACCCAAGGTACAACAGGCATGCAGGGTACAACAGGTACCCAAGGATTTAACGGCATTCAAGGTATCACTGGTGCACAAGGTACACAAGGTACTCAAGGAGTCCAGGGCAACCAAGGAACTCAGGGTGTACAAGGCAATCAAGGTACAACAGGAATTCAGGGCGCCCAAGGAACTCAAGGAGTGCAGGGAAATCAAGGTACTCAGGGAGTTCAAGGTAACCAGGGTACAACTGGTCTACAGGGTACTCAAGGAGTTCAAGGCACACAAGGAACGCAAGGTGTTCAAGGAGCCCAAGGCTCTCAAGGATTACAAGGTCTTCAGGGTATTCAGGGTATTCAAGGCCCAGTCTCTTCACAGAACGCTCACCAGTCTGTTCACGCAGTTTCGGCCACCGCACTTCCTAATACACCTACCTATACCGCAGGTTCTGCTGATGCTGAAAACGGGTACGGCGTAGGAGCATACCTACAATCAAGCACAAAT